CCCCGCTTCCGCTAAACAACTTTTTCTGGATGCTAAAGATTACCTGTCAGGATCTGCAACGACAGATAAATTTCCGCCATATTCTGAAGATATCTGGCGTGCTGTTTCTTTTTATATTGTTAACAAGTGTTCTTTCTCAGGACTCACGGAGTCTAGTTCCTTCTCCAAGCAAGCAAGTGATTCCAACTTCTCGCTTGCAGGGATAGATCGTCTCTCACAATACCAAGATCTAATTGGCAACTGGAAAATCACTAACAAGTCCTATGAAGATCTCTTGACTGATGACAAGAAGGTATTTACATACCTAGATCCACCGTATGAGATCAAAGACAATCTCTATGGTAAAAAAGGATCGATGCACAAAGGATTCGATCATGATGACTTTGCTGCTCAGTGTGACAGATTCATTGGTCCACAGTTGATTTCTTACAACAACTCACAACTTATCAGAGATAGGTTCAAGGAGTGGACAGCTGCGGAATTTGCACACACTTACACCATGCGCTCCGTGGGGAGTTATAATATAGATCAAGCAGCTCGCAAGGAACTAGTCCTTTTTAATTATGAAGTGTGAAGTCCGTCTCTATGTTGCAGGTCAAGTCTTTAACGAGACCGTGATTGCTCGCAACTACCAAGAAGCAAAAGAAGTCGCTCTTGCTCGTAATCCCAATGCCAAAGTGCTTGGCGTCAACTCCAAGTTTTAATGTCAGGAATCAATATCTCCACTGTTCGTAAAGAGATTCCCGTGTTCATTCTTCACGAGGATCCAGAACAGTGGGGACTTTCTCGTATCATCAAGAAACATAGAAAGAAGCATCCAGAATCGTACAAAAGCAATGTCAATGCATGGCATAGTGCGTGGGATACTCATAAGATAAATCATAAGTTTGATCCATTCGTTAAGCATCTGGTTGGTGCTTGTGAATTTATCATGGCAGGTTACTATGATCATGATGCAAAACTCAAGTGTGAAAATTTTTGGGTGATGCAATATGAGAAAGGAGATTCTGCCCAAAAACATCAACATTTTCCATATACATTTGCGTGTGCATATTATGTTGATACTGAAGAAGGTTGCTCTCCTATTATATTTGAGAGTAAACTAGAGATACCTGCTGAGACAGGTAAGTTAATTATATTTCCTGCTTATCTTAAGCATGAAGTACCACCAACTGATTCAAAGAGAACTGTAATTTCTGCAAACATATGTCTTACCAATTAAAAGATTATTTGTATTCAATTAACCAATCTAAGAAGAACATTCTCGATGATGATACTGATGCTGAGCGAGGGTATCCTCCTTACATTGTTAACAGGTGCCTCAGTTCTTTCACTGATACTATCCTTTATGTCAATGAGATGAACAAGTGTTCACACCTGCCAAAGAAGATGCAATATGACTTTTTACTAAATAGTGTGAAGCCTAGGAAGCGTTTCTCTCCTTGGGCACGAAAAGATTCTATTGATTATCTTGATGTGGTCAAAGATTATTATGGTTATAATGACGATAAAGCTTTGCAAGCACTCAGGATTCTCACCAAGGATCAACTAGATAGTATTACATATTCATTGAGAAAAGGTGGTAAGCATGAGCGTTGAAACTGAAGTACAGTGGAAGCAATCTGATATGATTGAAGTGGTTCTAAAAGAACCAGATGATTTCCTCAAGGTGAGAGAAACACTGACTAGGATTGGTGTAGCATCACGCAAAGAAAAAAAGATCTATCAGTCCTGTCACATTCTGCATAAGCAGGGCAAGTATTATATTGTACACTTTAAAGAATTGTTTGCCTTAGATGGTAAGAAAACAAACTTCTCTTTGAATGATGTGCAGCGTCGTAATCGTATCGTCCAGTTGCTGAGTGACTGGGGATTGATTGGTGTTGTCAACGCAGAACAAATTGCAGATCTGGCACCACTAAATCAAATTAAAGTCCTAGCATTCAAAGAAAAGGGTGAGTGGACACTAGAAAGTAAGTATAATATCGGAAGGAAAAAGCAAGAGGTATAATGCCTGAAGTGAATTTGCAGGGAGGCATCGATGATCTGGTAATCAAACAGAGAAACGGTGATCCTAAACTACATCGATGGAAAACTTGGGAACCTAATACACCATTTGCACCAAAATTAGATGTTTCTTTGTACTTAGATAAGTACCAGGGAAATCTTGCGTCTAAGTTGAAACGCATGATTGAGAAAGCAGGTGTTGGTTCTTACAATGAACAACTATCTGGCAATAATTTTTTTGGTGAGTGGACCAAATATAATATTTTTGACTGGAAAGAACCATGCGTTCAGGTTCTTAGGCATAAGATATATCAGTCGTATGTAGATTACTGCAAAGCAATTGATGTTCCTGCGTTGGACCGAGAAGATATTCTAATCCGTGGGTGGGCAGTTCGTCTAGAACCAGGCGAACCAATTGGTATGCATTCACATTCTCTACATGAAAATACATTTGTCAGTGGTAACATGAGTCTGGATGATTATCCAACCAGCACTGACTATTGGATACCACTTTTTAGTTTATATCATGGACCATATGAGTGTCCAAATAAGAAAGGAAATGTTGCTCTGTTTCCTTCATGGTTGCAGCATGGAGTAGCAAATAATATGACAGGTGAGGTTCGGTTTTCACTAGCATTTGACATGTTTGTTAAAGATAGCATCGAATTTATACTGAAAACCGAATCACAAAGTTCGGATCTTGCCCAAATTATACTAAAATCTAAACCACTTTAGTGTTATAATTATACCTGTAAGAGGATGAGGGGTGTACGCACCCCCCTTTTACGCCAGTCGCCTTCGGGGACTACACAACACAAACTCGCTTATCAAGGAGCTATCATGGCAGATCTAATGCGCTTTAATGCAGCTAATGTAAACCAACTGTTCGACAGAATCAACAGGAACAGTATTGGTATGGATGAATATTTTGATAGAATTTTTTCTCTACACGAAACTACATCAAACTACCCACCATATAACCTAGTTCAAGTAAATAATATCCTGACAAAACTCGAACTAGCACTTGCTGGATTTAAGAAAGGAGAAGTATATGTCTACACACAAGACGGAAAATTATTCGTCGAAGGACAGAAAGAAGATAAAGAAACTGAGACAACATATGTCCATAGAGGAGTGGCTCAACGATCTTTCACCAGAGCATGGACACTGGCAGACGATACGGAAGTTGGATCAGTTGAATTTGAGGATGGGATGCTAGTGGTCGAACTGAATAAAATCGTACCCGAGCGCCATCAACGCAAAGACTACCTCTGACTTGACAGTCACCCATTTATAGTTTAGAATACCATCGTACAAGTTTGCAAACTTATGACTACTGAGACTCAAATTACTCATAATATTCGTATTGTTACGATTCAGACTGGTGAAAACATTATCTGCAACTTTACTCAAGTTCGCGAAGAAGATAAGTTTGTTGCATATCAATTGCTGTATCCACTGGTCATGAATCTTGAATCTGATGGAGAAGAGGATGGTAACTATCGTGTTAACTATCGCCGTTGGAATGTCTTCACTCCTTATGAAGACTTCAGACTCAACCCTTCTTCTGTGGTAACTGCTATGCCACCTAATCAAGATATTCTTGTCAACTATGTTGCCAAGTTGAAAGAAGCAGGTGTTGATCTTTCGTTCATTCCTAATAATGGTGAGGATATTCTAAATGGAACCGATGGAAACCGAGGTGCGGCTGCTGAGACTTCAGGACCAGTGGCTGCTAGCGTTAGTTAATGAGGTGGAGGATGTACAGTACGGCGATCCCGACTGCATCCTCAAGCGCCCCCTGGAGGTCAATGGAGATGAACTCACTCCATGGCCTCCTTACTCTGACGATACTGAAGTCGTTGTCAGATCGTCAGACATTACAGTTCTGGTAAATGCATCCAGAAAAATGACTGCCCGTTACATTGAATTTGAATGAAGTTTTATACTAATGTTGAGCAGGCGGGCAACCGTCTGCTCGTTCGTGGTCATGAAAATGGGCATTCTTTCTCATACAGGGTCAACTTCGATCCGACCCTGTATGTCCCTACAAAAAATTATTCAGAATGGCGTACCCTAGAGGGTGATTGTGTCGAACCAGTGAAGCAAGGTTCTATCAATGACGCCAAAGAATTCATAAAGAGATACCGTGATGTAGAAGACTTCGATATATACGGTAACAGTAGATTTTTGTACCAATATATTGCAGAGGAGTATCCACAAGATGAACTCAAATTCGACAGTAATGCCATCCGCATATTTAACATCGATATTGAGACCGCTGCCGAAAACGGATTTCCAGATATCGAGACTGCCGATCAGGCGATCCTTGCCATCAGTATCAAAGACAGCTTCACTGGTCGCATTATTGTGTTCGGGGCACGAGCATACGATAACAGGGACCCCCTGGTGGACTACATGCATTTCAAAACAGAAAAGGGAATGCTGGGTGCGTTCTTGGAATACTGGAATGAAAACTTCCCCGATGTAATCACTGGTTGGAATGTTCAGCTTTTTGATATTCCCTATATTGCTAGGCGTATTGATAGGATTCTTGGTGAGAGATATACTAAGATGCTTAGTCCTTGGAAGCTTATTTCTTATAGGGAAATTTTTATTAAAGGACGTAAACAAATTGCCTACGATCTTCCTGGCATTTCTACTCTGGATTACCTTGAACTATACAGAAAGTTCACTTACACTAATCAAGAATCTTATCGACTCGACCACATCTGCAGCGTCGAACTCGGAGAGAAAAAATTAGACCACTCAGAATTCGATACCTTCAAAGAATTCTACGAGAAAGATTGGCAAAAGTTTATTGACTATAACATCCACGATGTTCGTCTGGTTGATAAACTTGATGAAAAGATGAAGTTACTTGACTTGGCATTCACCATGGCATATGATGCTAAGGTGAATTATGAAGATGTGTTTTCTCAAGTTCGCATGTGGGATAACTATATCTATGTCGAACTGCTAAAACGGAAGATTGCGATCCCTCCCAAAAAGCAGAACGACAAGTCAGAAAAGTACGCGGGTGCATATGTCAAGGAACCGAAACCAGGAATCTATGATTGGGTTGTTAGTTTTGACCTTAACTCTCTCTACCCTCATCTTATTATGCAGTACAATATCTCGCCAGAAACCCTACTGGATGAGAGACATCCCAGCGCGACTGTTGATGGATTCCTCAAACAGGAAGTAACTGTTGATGGTGAGTATGCTGTCTGTTCTAACGGTGCTCAGTACCGTAAAGACATTCATGGTTTCTTGCCAGAGATGATGCAGAAGATGTATGACAGTCGCGTCATTTTTAAAAAGAAAATGATCGCCGCCAAAAAAGAATATGAAAAAAATCCGTCCGTTGAACTTACCAACGAGATATCCAGATGTAACAACATCCAGATGGCTAAGAAAATTAGTCTTAACTCTGCTTATGGTGCTATCGGTAACGAGCATTTTCGCTATTACAGGCTCGCAAACGCAGAAGCAATCACACTGTCAGGACAACTCTCTATCAGGTGGATAGAGAACCGCATGAATGATTATCTAAATAATCTTTTGCAAACTGAGGGTAAAGATTATGTCATTGCATCAGACACTGACTCAATCTATCTTAATCTCGGACCTCTTGTTAGTAAATTTTTTGCTAATAAGTCTGGCGACAAAGCAGCAATTGTGGGCATACTTGACAAAATCTGTCAAGAAAAACTGGAACCTTTTATCGAACGTTCATATCAGGAACTTGCGAATTATGTTTCGGCGTATGACCAGAAAATGCAAATGAAGCGAGAGAATATCGCAGACAAAGGCATCTGGACTGCCAAGAAGCGATACATATTGAATGTGTGGGACAGCGAGGGTGTCAGATACAAGCAACCCAAGATGAAAATCATGGGTCTTGAGACTGCCAGGTCATCGACTCCTGCTTATTTTAGAGACAAACTCTATGAAGCATTCAAACTTATCATCAGCAAAACAAATGATGATCTCATCAGTTTTATCGATGAGGTCAAACGCGACACTCGCGCTCAAGAATATGAATATGTCGCATTCCCCAGAGGATGCAACGGAGTGGACAAATACTATCACCCGAAAGAAATCTACCAAAAAGGCACACCTATTCATGTCAGAGGCGCTCTCCTCTATAACCACTTGGTACGAAAAAACAAAGTCCAAAACAAATACCAATTGATTCAGGAAGGTGAGAAGATTAAGTTCATCTACCTGAAGACACCAAATCCAGCGATGGAGAATGTTATTTCATTCTTCAGCACCATACCACCAGAGTTCAACCTGGATAAGTATGTGGATTATCAAACACAATTTGAGAAGTCCTTCTTGGATCCTCTCAAAAATGTGCTACAATGCATTGGTTGGACCCATGAGAAGGTCGTCACTATTGGGAGCTTCTTTGAATGACAAAAGTATTTGTGGTTACCTGGACCAATCATGTCGTAGGACAAATTGGTCCTGAAGATGTCAAGTGTTTTGAAAACTATGACACTGCTGTCGCATTTGCAAAAATGATGAGCAACGATTATAATTATGTAAACTTTTACGAGGACGAAGCAACACAATGGGATTCTTAGATTCTGTAATTAAAGATAGTGGAAATGAATTTGCTGGTTTGGTTAGTGAAGGAGTTGCTGCTGGCGACATTACTAACTATGTTGATACTGGGAGTTACATCTTTAACGCCTTGGTTAGTGGTTCGTTGTTTGGAGGTCTTCCTTCCAACAAAGTCACTGCCTTGGCTGGAGAATCGAGCACGGGGAAGACTTTCTTTGCTCTCAGTGTCGTTCGTAATTTCCTTGATGCTAATCCTACAGGTGGTGTCATTTATTTTGAAACTGAATCCGCCATTTCCCGTGACATGATCGAGTCTCGTGGCATTGCTGCAGACCGTATGGTGCTATTTCCTGTTGCTACTATCGAAGAGTTCAGGACACAGGCATGTAGGATCCTAGACAAGTATCTCAAGGAACCTAAAGAAGACAGACAACCTATGATGTTTGTGTTAGACTCATTAGGTATGCTGTCTACTTCTAAAGAGATGGAAGACATCTCTAATGACAAGCAAGTCCGTGACATGACCAAGAGTCAGTTAATTAAGGGTGCGTTCCGTGTGCTCACACTTAAACTAGGACAAGCACAGGTGCCCATGATCGTCACCAACCATACATATGATGTGATTGGTTCCTATATCCCTCAGAAGGAGATGGGAGGTGGCACAGGTCTGAAGTATGCAGCATCCACCATCATCTATCTTGGTAAAAAGAAAGAGAAAGATGGTACTGAACTGGTTGGTAACATCATCAAGTGCGAGGCAAAGAAGTCTCGCCTAACCAAAGAAGGTAGCAAAATTGAGACTAGATTATTTTTTGACGAGCGTGGACTCGACCGCTATTATGGACTATTGGAACTGGGTGAACAGTACGGAGTCTTCAAGCGCGTCGGGAATCGTATCAAATTTGGTGAATCTTCTGTTTATCCTAAGTCTGTACTCGCTGATCCGCAAAAGTATTTCACCCCCGAAGTAATGGAGAAACTGGAGGAGGCAGCAAAGCAAGAATTTACCTATGGCAACTGAGCGTATTGAACAAACCATCTTGCGTAACCTCCTATTCAGTGAGGTTTACTATCGTAAGGTGGTTCCTTTTATTAAAGCAGAATATTTTCAGGAATATCATGAGAAAATTGTCTACGAAGAGATTGCTGACTTTGCTTCTAAGTACGACAAAGTTCCTACTCAAGAAGTTCTTTCGATTAATTTACAAAATCGCAACGATCTCACAGAGGAGGCATTTCAAAATTCGGTATCGATCGTCAGAGAACTCACAGACGAATGGGTAGACTACGAATGGTTGCTCGATGCCACAGAAAAGTGGTGTAAAGATAGAGCTATATACATCGCACTCATGCAATCGATCAAAGTTGCAGACGGCGGCGATCCTAAAATTTCACGAGATGCGATACCATCGATACTCCAAGAAGCATTGGCAGTATCTTTTGATGAACACATTGGACACGACTACATTGACCAAGCAACAGACAGATATGATTTCTACCACAGAAAAGAGGAGAAAGTTCCCTTTGATTTGGACAAATTCAACTTTATTACCAAAGGTGGTCTCAGTAATAAGACTCTCAACATCGCTCTTGCTGGCACAGGTGTCGGGAAAAGTCTTTTCATGTGCCACATGGCTAGTGCCGCCCTCTCATCGGGGTACAACGTACTCTACATTACATGTGAAATGGCAGAGGAAAAAATTGCTGAACGAATTGACGCAAACCTTCTGAATGTAAGCATCAAGGACATTGTTGATCTACCTGAAGTTCTCTTTACTTCTAAAGTGAATGAGATTGCTAGGAAAACTAGAGGTAAACTGATCATCAAAGAATATCCTACTGCTTCTGCACATGTAGGTCACTTCAAAGCATTGCTCAGTGACCTGAAATTGAAGAAAGATTTCAAACCACAACTTATTTTTGTGGACTACCTTAATATTTGTGCTAGTGCCAGATATAAAGGTGCTGTTGTAAACTCTTATACTTATGTTAAAGCGATTGCAGAGGAGCTTCGCGGTCTTGCTGTGGAATGTAATGTACCTATTGTCAGTGCCACTCAGACTACTCGTAGTGGTTATGGCAATAGCGATCCAGATCTTACCGATACTTCTGAGTCTTTTGGTCTACCTGCTACTGCTGATTTTATGTTTGCCCTTATCTCTACTGAGGAACTTGAACAACAGGGTCGCATCATGGTCAAACAACTTAAAAACAGATACAGCGACCTTGTTACCTCACGAAAATTCATGGTGGGAATTGACAGATCGAAAATGAAGCTGTATGATGTTGCGGATGATGCTTCAGATATCAGCATCAACGCAGAAGATCCTGGTGAGGACTTCCAACAATTCTCCGAAACACAAACCCGTTTATCTAAATTTGCAGAGTGGAACGTATGACAATTGATTTTAATAGATATGAAGAGTTTGTATCGGCAGTCACTTCAGACTGCTCGACAAACTTTGTTGACTTCGCTGATCGTATTGGCGAGTTGGATCGTCAGGGTGCCAATATTGAGCGCCTTCTTACTAGTGGGGTTGGGATTAATGCTGAAGGTGGTGAGTTTCTTGAAATCGTTAAGAAAATGGTTTTCCAAGGAAAGCCGTGGAACGAGGATAACCGTGAGCATCTTATCATTGAGTTGGGTGATATTCTATGGTATGTCGCTCAAGCAACAATGGCACTGGGTGTCAGTTTTGATGAAGTCATTGAGACAAATGTAAAAAAACTGGAGAAGCGATACCCAGGTGGGTCCTTTGAAATCAAACGCTCAGAAGTTCGAGCAGCAGGCGACCGTTAAATTAAAAGCAACCTCCCTCTAAATACTTAGATGGGAGGTTTTTCTATATGGCATTCGATAGCATTCCTAAAAACTCTTCTGAGATGAGAGCTCTTGCAGGGAGCAGTATTGATAGAAAATACAGAGGACCAATCATACATTTCTATAACCATGTGAAGAAACACTATGGTGTAGAAGATGCGCTTGCATTCAATGCAAAAACAAATGCAGGTAAGACTGCTAAGTTGATGCGAGCACTAAAAGGAACAGTTGATATTGCACAAGTCAAGAGAAAGGTAGGACTTGATGCAGCATTTAAGATTACTTGGGGTGATGGTAGTAGAGGAAACCGTGGCACAGGTAACAGAGGTAATTTATTTGAAGACCAATTATTTCAGGGACTGAATGATTGGATAGAAGAGGGTGATTACAGTAGAAATCAATACAAAGATTACATCTCTGACTTGATCAAAGATTATGATCTTGAGAATTGTCAGGTGGTTGATGTTGTAGCTGAAGGTGGAGAGAACAAGAGGCGTCCGTTGACATTTGTTGCTGGTAATTGGAAAGTTGGTGATGCTGATGCAAACAACTATGACATTGGTGCGACAGTAACAGATTTAACACTCAACACTAGATGTAAAGGTAAGGATAAAAAGGTGTATTTGTCACTGAAAACTAGTGGCACAACCACCATGTCTAACCTAGGTGTAAAGAAATCATTTCCACAGTCTGAGATTGAAACAAATGAAATCAAAACACCTATTGGACTGAAGATACTAGAGACATTTGGCATTGATAATGCTAGATTCTGTGCTGTTTTTAATGAGGCAGCGAAGGGAACTGTGACCAGTGGTGGTGATGTAAAAAATCCTAGGTATAACAGACAACTATTGCAGGGAATGATCCGTGGTTCTGTTGGTTATGGGTATCACTACACCCATAAGCAGGGCACCAAGATTAAAAACTTCCCGATGACTAAGGCAGTGTGCGACAGCGCAACCAGAGTCACCTCAGTCACTGTCCATTATGGTGGTAAGACTGGTACTGGACAGCGTATTGACATCACAGTCATGACACCTGTCATGGAATTGAAGTTTAACATTCGTGACACTACTGGCAGTCCATACCCATGGCCTGATAAACTACAGTCAGCATACAAGTTCAAGGACGAAGTGGTGTTCAGTGTTGCTGAGGACGGGTACGAGGACTGATGGCAAACATTAAACAACTCAAGCACCTAGAGCACCTGGAAGACGAGATGCTGAACTACGGCACTGATGGGTGCATGGCAGCGGTGTCTTTCTTGAAAGAACTTCGTAAGATGCTTGGACACCAAGAGAGTGCTGGTTTCATGCAGACCAAGTGGGATGGAGCTCCATCTGTGATCTGTGGTATGGATCCACTTGCAGATATATTTTTCGTTGGAACCAAGTCAGTATTTAACAAAGAAACACCAAAGATTTGCTACTCGGAGGATGATGTTGACTCCATGTATAGTGGAGACCTAGCAGAGAAACTCAAGTTTTCCTACAGATACTTCAGTAAACTTGGTATCAAAGGTGTGATCCAGGGAGACTTGTTATACACTAGTGATATCAGACGAGAGACAGTAAATAACGAGAATCTTTATACATTCAGACCAAACACTATTACATATGGTATTCCTGTAAACCATCCCATAGGACAGGCAGCAGGTAGATCAAAGATTGGTGTGGTATTTCATACACATTATGTTGGAACCGACCTGCCTACTATGCAGGCAATGGCAGGTGCTCCAATTGACACATTCAATCAGATACCAGAGGTGTTGGTAGTCAACAATGACACACCTATGGATCGTGTTGGATTCTCTCGCGCAGAGATGACTAAGTTTGATAATTATATCGCGAAAATTGAGCGTATGTGTCAGTTGTGTGGTGACTTTCTTGACGAACTGGTTGGCGCTACTGGCACTACTGGAGACAAGAAGTTTCATATTGCATCCTATCTCAAGCAGTTTTTCAATAATGAAATTAAGAATGCTCGTAGCATCACAAATGTTGATGAAGCAATGTACTCCTTGGGAAATTTCTATCATGCAAAGATGAGTAAGGAACTTGCAAAAATCAAGACTCCTGCAAACCTAGTTAAGAAGAGAAACTTGGTGTATGAGAGTGAGAATTATCTGGTAGATAATGTATACAAGTTCAAGTCTATGCTTGCATTGTACAAAGAACTGCAGGAAGTCAAGCAAATGGTTATAGATAAACTTGACCACCTGGAAGAGTTCAGGACATATGTCCAGACAGAGAAAGGATACAAGGTCACAACTCCTGAAGGATATGTTCTTCATAAAGACGGCAGTATGATTAAGTTTGTCAACCGTTTGGAGTTTGCATACAACAACTTCACTCTTCAGAAGCAATGGCGTTAGACGGTAAGAAGTGCTACTTTACATTTGGAAGGTTCCAACCACCTACTACAGGACACAAGGAGAACTTTGATGGTGTGAAACGCACCGCAGGATCTTATGACTATCGCATATACATTTCACAAACTTTTGACAAGAAGGGAAAGAATCCTCTGCCACCTGATAGAAAATTATTCTATATGAATAAGATGTTTCCCGAACATCGTGGTAAAATATACTCAGGTCCTAGGGATCCAGTTAGTATTCTGCAGGACTTGATGATGGCAGGGTACGATGAGGTTTGTTTCCTGGTTGGTTCTGATAGAGTCAGTGCCATGCAGTTCCTCCATAAATATAATGGAAAGGATTTTTCCTTCCGAAAGATAGACATTAAGTCTTCTGGTAGTAGAGACGCCGATGGTGATACCTTCGCTATTTCAGGAACAAAAATGAGACGCGCTGCATTTGCTGGTGACTTCAAAACTTTTCGTTCTGGTATCCCTAGGGCATTGAATGATAATGATTGTCGCGCTCTGATGTCAGAGATCGTGGCAAATTTGCCTAGTAATTTTAAATGAAAGACTTCAAAAAACTCAGGGAACAAGCAGTCCGTCAAGAGTTTAGACAGACGCCAATGCTCCGTGAAGGTGACTATGTTATGTCTGCTAGAACAGGAGAGAAAGGAAAAATTCACAGGACGGGTGTTAACTACTGCATCATTGTTACCGAAGGTGGTGACATGTTTCGTGAGTGGGTAAAGGATGTTCGTCCTATAAATAAACCATAGAAGATCTTCACTTTTAAACAATGGATAAGCAGAGACCTGTAAACAAAGTCGTGCATAATGATGCCTACTCTGCATCTCTCATGGAGATGTATACTAACTGGATGGCTGGTGACTGCTTCCAGGGTAGTAATATTCCTGAAGCATTCAACGGAATGGATCCCCAATCTCACGGTGCTGAGGTAGAAGATATTACTAAGAAGAAGAAAAAGAACGACAAGAAAGAAAAGTCTGTTGCTGAAGAAGTTGTTCTTGAGCGTGAAGAGATCGAAATTGATGGCGAGACAATCATCATTGAGAAGAAGAAAGGTCTTGATGGTAAGGCATGTTGGAAAGGATACAAGCTTGCAGGAACCAAGAAGAAAGGTGGTAAGACTGTAGACAACTGTGTTAAAGCAGGTGACGAAGTATCTCATGACGGTGAAGAACTAGCAGAGAAAAAGGGTCTCTATGCCAATATCCATGCAAAGAGAAAGCGTGGTGAAGCACCTGCAAAGAAAGGTAGTAAGGACTACCCTGCTGCTGATGCATTTGAAAAGTCTGCGAAGACTGCAAAGAAAGAAGAAGTAGAGTATACTACTGAGAAGAAGCTCGACCCAGTTGGCAAGGAAGATAAGGACATTGATAATGATGGAGATCATGACAAGTCCGACAAGTATCTTCTCGCTCGCCGCAAGAAGGTTGGTAAGATCATTGCTATGTCTAAGAAAAAATGAAATCGTTTAAGCAATTCCGCGAAGAGTGTGGTTGCGATAAGAAAGAACGCAAAAGCAAAAAGAAAAACAAAACCATTGAGGTGATGCCAACCGTGAAGGATGGTCCACCATCTGGATCGGATGCTTCTTATCGTCCTATGAAAAAAGAATCTATGAATTATGAAGGACCTTTATACGCACCCTGGTCAAAAGTTGTTGACGGAAGAGGGTTCGACCCAATCACCGAACGAGCGAAGTCGAAATCGCAACAACGATTTATGGGAATGGTTAGAGCGGCTCAGAAAGGCGAGGGAGCGTCGTCGCCTGAGGTTGCCAAAGTTGCTTCCTCCATGAAGAAGAAGGATGTCAAAGATTTTGCTTCCACAAAACATAAAGGTTTACCTGAGAAAAAGAAGTCCGATAAATAATTGAGCTCATAATGAGGTCAAATCATGCTCGCATTTCTACTGCCACTTGCGTCAAAAATTATCACAGACGCTGTTGCAAAAGTTCCAGATAACGAAGAACTAGGTGAAAAACTAGTTGAGGTGTGCCTACTAATTCTAGGTAAGGCAGTCAAACTAACTAAGACAACTATGGATGATGATCTACTAGAGGTCGTCACTAAAGCAATTCAGGCACGCGAAGAAGAAGCGGCTGAATAATATTAGACGGGGGACGCTAGTCCCCCTTCTTTATAAATAATCGTAGTCACAGTATAACTTGGAGCGTATCAATGTCTCTATACGGTAGAACTGACAGCAATGCTAATGTCGCCAAAGCTGGCAGAGGCATCGCTGCATCAAGTCAATCTAAAACTGTTGTTTTCATCGACGAGACGGAAGCAGCACTCGAATCAAACAAGAAGCGTGGACTAAACGCTCCTGGATGGTGGTCTTATTTTACATATACAGATAGCTCAGGTGCTACTCGCCATAAAGCAGAGCATCTAGTAACTCTTGCTAATGCAGATCTCAATGCTAATGAGACTCAGAGTGATGATGCTATTGCAGCAGATGCAGCATCAGCAATCACTATCGGTACTCAACCTGCTGATCAGGATACTAGCAGCGGTGCAGCAACATTCACAGTTGCCGCTACAACTACAGGTTCAGGTGCAACACTTACCTATCAATGGCAGAAGTCTACAGACGCAGGTCTCAACTTCGTCAATGTTGCTGGCGCAACTTCTGCATCTCTAGTCCTCGCTGGTCAGACTGCTGCTGAGAATGGTGATCAGTACAGAGTCAGAGTTAACAACAGCATCGGTGCAGACGAAGTAGTCTCTTCTGTTGCTACTTTGACATTCGTTGACTAATAAATGAATGAACCTAAATGAATTGAATCCACAGAACTGGATTATCTTTGCCATTAAACACTATCATAATCCTCAGTCGGTTACTTACGGTGACTTTGAAGAGGATCTAAAACGCTTCAAGTATATTAAGAGACTCCTTCGTAGATATGAAACTACGGGGGAGCTTCGTAAACATTTGATTTTAAATCATATCATATTGTTGTATAATGTATTTGGTGATGCAGCAACACCATTGCTGTTTTATAAGATAGAAGTGGCATACTGGCCAGTCATTAAGTCATTCATGCTGTTTTTAAATAGACTGCCTGAATCACTAAATAATGATATCGATGATTTTTGTCTCAAAGAGCTGGATCTAATATGAAAAAGGTTGATGAAATGGTAGCGGGGGATGGTAGTGGTCTAGCACTTCCACCTGCTTTTGTGTTTGTTAATCCAAGATCTGCTCGTCGTTATAAGAAAGCTAACCAAGATAGCGTCGATGGTCGTACCAAAGGTGCGAGACAATTGCTCTCCAGAATACAACGCAGGAAAATGAAAGAGGAACTAGATACTAACATTACTGAAGGTGCTCCTACTGAAACTGAGAGAGCACAGAAACAGATCGGTCAGATGAAAAAACTGAACCGCTCTAAAGATCTTCAGAAAAAGCGTGATGAAGCTAAGAAGAAGATGCAATCCAAGACGAAAGAAATGGATGTGCTAATGAAGGCACGCCTGTCTGACTTCAAAAAGAAGGCATCGACTCAGACATCTAAATTAAAAAAATTGAACAACTCTGTTGAAATGAAAGGTGAAAAAATTATGGAAAACCAAGATGTAGTACAGGTTGCACTTGATGTAGCAACTAGCGAACTCAATCCTGCAGGCGAAACTAACTTCGCAAAGATTCAGTTCGGTGATGGTTCCTCACAGAACCTAGATAACTTCTCAGCAAAGCGTATTGCTGCTTGTTATGCTCAGCTAGATGATACTCACAAGCAACAGTTTCAGTATATGCTGAACAAAGATGCTACGACCTATCAATCTGCTCTCGACTTTGCTATCAGGAATGTATAGTGGATGACAGGATGCCAGACTCAGAAATTAATACAGCTATTCTAGAGAGACTAGAAACTGTAGTAATATCTCTTCAGGATAACTCAATTAAAATGGGTCAACTCCTAGCAGTTCATGCAGAAAAGCTAGAACAGCAGGAGAAAACTGATGATATATTGTTTACTAAAATAGATCACCTGCATAAAGATCTACATCAAACAACCAATGATATCAAGAAAGGATGCGAGAGAGACATCCTTCTAGTCAACAATCGACTTGGTATGATTGAGAAAAAGATGTGGTCAATAGCAGGAGCGTTGACTGTTATATCTTTCATAGTGTCTGCACCTGGACAAGCGTTTCTCAAGACCTTGACACCATCGTCGAATGCTACTACAATGGAGAGCATAGTACGGTCTGATTGATGCATGTCGTATATCGACGTTGAGTATATTCAATTAGTATCCTCTCGTTTAGTTCTATTCACACGCAAGAAGGCAGACCTGTACAATTTCAGGTGTCCATACTGCGGTGATTCTCAGAAGAGAAAGAACAAAGCGAGAGGATACCTATTTAAAGTGAAGAATGATTTTGTGTACAAATGCCACAATTGTGGTGTTGGCAGAACATTCAGTAACTTTTTGAAAGATCAAGATTCTCATCTTCATGACAGGTATGTCATGGAGAAATTTAAGAACGGTAGGACTGGTAAAGGAACCACGGTCCCCAATCCTAAATTTGAATTCAAGGAACCGAAATTTGTAAAACGCGATACCGATTTACAGAAAATTTCTGACCTAAATATTTCTCACCCAGCGCGAATCTATCTCGAAAAGAGAGGCATCAAAGACCTCAGTTATTTCTACTATTGTCCTAAATTTAAAGCTTGGACCAACGGAAAGAAGAAGATCTTTGACAATCTAAAACAAGATAGCGAACGCATCATCATCCCATTCAAAGACAGAGAAGGCAACCTTTTTGGTTATCAAGGTAGATCGTTAGCGCCCAAGGCGAAACTTAGATACATTACGATCATGCTTGACGAGGGACAACCCAAGATCTTTGGACTGGATACGGTAAACACTAATAAACCAATTCATATTGTAGAGGGACCATTTGACTCGACCTTCTTGGAAAACTCGGTTGCTATGGCTGGGTCCGACGCTGATGTTAGGACGCTTGGTTGGAGCAATTATATTTGGGTTTTTGATAATGAACCACGCAACAGAGAGATCATCAACAGAATCTCCAAAGTCATTGACCGAGGAGATCAAGTAGTCATCTGGCCATCTAAAATTAAAGAGAAAGACATCAATGACATGCATCTTGCTGGACATGATGTACAATCTCTGGTAGACTGTAATGCTTACCAGGGATTAGAAGCAACCCTTAAACTGAACGATTGGAAAAAAGTATGAGCAACGGTCACGGTACGAAAGTTCGTAAGCGCAATGGTTCTGTGGAACCACTTAACCTAGAAAAAATCCACAAGGTAACTGCTGAGGCATGTGACGGTCTTGGTAGTGCAGTGAGTGCATCCCAGGTAGAAATGAATTCTGGAATTCAATTCTATGATGGTATCAGCACAGAAGAAATTCAAGAAATTCTTGTTCGCTCTGCTAGTGACCTGATCAGTTTGGAAGCACCAAACTATCAATTTGTTGCTGCTAGATTGCTCCTGTACGGACTCAAGAAGCAGGTGTTTGGTGTCGGATGGGTCAAAGGTCATCCACCTGTCCACGCACACGCTGTAGAGTGTGTATCGAAGTGTGTATACGATGGAGAAATCCTAGATAAGTATAGTGCAGAAGAGTGGGATCAGATCGACACAATGGTCGATCACGATCGTGACTACCTGTTTACTTATGCTGGACTACGCCAAGTAGCAGACAAGTATTTGGTTCAGGATCGCAGCAGTGGAGAGGTGTATGAGACACCTCAGTACATGTATATCATGATCGCTGTAACTCTCTTCCAAAATTATCCTAAGGAGACGAGACTCGATTATGTCCGACGATACTACGACGCAATCAGCAGACACAAAATCAACATTCCCACACCTATCATGGCAGGGGTTAGAACTCCACTTCGACAATTTGCTAGCTGTGTTCTTGTTGATGTTGATGACACCCTCGATAGCATCTTTAGTTCTGATATGGCTATCGGGAAGTATGTTGCACAGAGGGCTGGCATCGGCATCAACGCAGGCAGAATCCGTGGCATCAACAGTAAAATCAGGGGCGGTGAAGTACAGCACACAGGTGTTGTTCCATTCCTCAAAAAGTTTGAATCAACTGTCAGATGCTGTACGCAAAATGGCATTAGAGGTGGAAGCGCAACAGTACACTTCCCAATCTGGCACCAAGAGATCGAAGACATCTTAGTCCTCAAAAATAATAAAGGAACCGAGGACAACCGTGTCAGAAAACTCGACTACTCAATTCAATTCACAAAACTATTCTACGAGCGATTCATTACGGATGGAGACATCACGCTATTCAGTCCTCACGATGTCCCAGGTCTGTACGATGCTTTTGGGACTGACGATTTTGATGATCTCTATAGGCATTATGAATCTGAGGGACACATTCGTAAAAAGACTGTCAAAGCTCAGGAACTTATTCTGAATTTGTTGAAGGAGAGAGCAGAGACTGGTCGCATCTATCTGATGAACCTTGATCACTGCAACACTCACTCGTCATTTAAAGACAAAGTGAACATGAGTAATCTGTGCCAGGAGATTACCCTGCCTACAGATCCTATCCAACATATTGACGGCGATGGAGAAATTGCGTTGTGTATTCTCTCTGCCATTAACGTGGGTAAGCTCAAAAATCTTGATGAACTTCAGGATCTATGTGACCTTTCGGTTAGAGGTCTGGAAGAACTCATCGACTATCAAGAGTACCCAGTTGAAGCAGCACGAGTGAGCACACTTGCTCGTCGTTCACTTGGTATTGGTTTCATTGGTCTTGCACATTACTTAGCAAAGAATGGTTACAAGTACAGCGATGCTGGTGCTTGGAAACTTGTTCATGATTTGACAGAAGCATTCCAATACTATCTTCTTAAGTCCAGTAACGAACTTGCTAAAGAGAAAGGTGCATGTGAATACTTTGATCGTACAAAGTATTCTGATGGCATTCTACCTATTGACACCTACAAAAAAGATCTGGATCAACTAGTACCTAACAACTTGAACTATGATTGGGAAACTCTTAGAACCGATATACGAACACGAGGTCTACGACATTCAACACTGTCTGCTCAGATGCCATCGGAAAGCAGTTCCGTTGTGTCAAACGCAACAAATGGAATCGAACCACCTAGAGGGTATCTGTCCGTTAAGAAAAGCAAAAAGGGACCGCTCAAACAGATTGTTCCTTCGTATAGTAGGCTCCGACCCAATTATACTTTGCTTTGGGATATGCCTGACAACACTGGTTACATCAATGTTGTGGCTTGTATGCAAAAATTCTTTGACCAAGCAATCAGTGGAAACTGGAGTTACAATCCAGAGAAATATCCAGATCACGAAGTCCCAGTATCCGTCATGGCACAGGACTTCCTGACCACATATAAATTAGGGTGGAAGACATCTTACTATCAAAACACCTACGACATTAAGTCGGAACAAGAACCAGAGGAGGACAAAGAACAACTTAAGAATTTGTTAGACGATATCTTTACAACGGAGGCAGAAGATTGTGACAGTTGCAAAATTTAGAACCAGTGGTGAGTCAATGCAAACTAGTGTAAAAGGCATGACGGTATTCAATACAGATGTAGTGGATACCACGAAGCAAAAAATGTTTTTTGGACCTCCCCTTGGAGTCCAACGCTATGATAAGTTTAAGTATCCTGTGTTTGATAAACTAACACAGCAACAACTTGGATATTTTTGGAGACCTGAAGAGGTATCTCTACAGAAAGATCGTGCTGACTATCCACTTCTAAATGATGCACAGAAACACATCTTCACGAGCAACCTCAAGTACCAGATTCTTCTTGACTCTGTACAAGGGCGCGGTCCTGGTCTTGCTTTTACACCATACTGCTCACTACCTGAGCTTGAAGGTGCAATGAATATTTGGCAGACCATGGAGATGATTCATAGTCGTTCTTATACTCACATTATCAAAAATGTATATGCAGATCCTTCTGAGGTGTTTGATCACATCTTAGAAGATGACAAAATTTTATCACGAGCACAAACAGTAACACTTGCCTATGACGAATTCTTACAAGCAGCATCTGAATGGGGTGCAGGTAGACAGTGGCAACACTATCTCGAAGAAGTTCCTAATGCACAATGGGAACTTCGCGAACTTAAGAGAAAACTGTACAGAGCGGTTGCAAATGTCTACATCCTTGAAGGAGTTCGATTCTATGTATCGTTTGCATGTTCTTTCGCCTTTGGCGAACTTAAACTACTGGAGGGATCTGCTAAGATCATTGGATTGATTTCTAGAGATGAAGCATTGCATATGACTATCACTCAGAACATCATGAACAAGTGGCGTGATGGTGATGATGCTGAGATGGCAGAGATTGCCAAGGAAGAAGAAGATAATGTCTATGAGATGTTCAAACAGTGTGTTGAGGAAGAGAAAGCATGGGCACAGTATCTGTTTAAGGATGGATCGATCATTGGTCTCAATGATAAGTTGCTTTCTAGTTATGTTGAGTGGACTGCTAACCGTAGACTGAAGGGTCTTGGTATGAAACCCATATTTGATACACCACTAGCAAACAACCCACTGCCTTGGACAGCACACTGGTTATCCTCTAAGGGTATGCAAGTGGCACCACAAGAAACTGAAGTTGAGTCCTATCTAATCGGGAGCATCAAGCAAGATGTTAAGAAAGATACTTTCGCTAATTTTAAACTATGACAGAGTTACCAGAGTGGAGGAAGAGAGCACTCCAGGACCCGAATCTACCAGAGAAGCAGGTCCAAGTGCTCCTCCACGGTCCCAAGTGTCTGACAGACGCATGGTTCCTTCAAGCAATGAGATTCAAATACCTGACCCATGGGAGTAGATGAAACCAAATACCATATTATTTGAGAGTGATCCACCACAAACTCCATACGCACCTGACTATAGGTATTTGATATATGAAACATATCACAGTGATGCTATAGACACTGCAAAAATTGCAGAGTTTTTCCTGTCAAAGGAGGAGGAGATTCTTTCTTTGCCAGAGTCTGATGCTGGTGAAACTGGATTGCCAACTAAGAGTACGACGAATAGACATAGAAATTATAATGTCTTTCAGTATGAACATGAATGTTCTGAGCTACCCAAACTTCGTAGAGCAATTAGAAGATCTCATAAACAGTATGGGAAAGAATTGTTTGGTAGTTTCTACAAGTATGACAAGCGTCTATACATTAGATGCTGGGTAAACATTATGAGGAAGGGTCATAAGATCATGCCTCACATTCACTCTACACACCCACACACATATCTCGGTGGACATTTTACTGTAGCATGTGATGATTCTGCTACCATATATCTCAATCCAATCAATCAACTACACAATGGTGAGAGATACCAGAGTCATAATGTACCAGGGAAGTTAACACTGTTCCCTAACAATGTCCCACACGAGACAACCAGGCATAAATTTGAAGAACCTAGGATCACTATCGCATTTGATTTGACTCCTATCACAGACCCAGGATCGACTCTAGTACCCCTATAAATATCTACAGTTATTCATGGGACAGTGGTTGATTATGAAAACCCCTGGCATTATAAAGGATCCCCTTTTCTATCTGAGAATATTGACGGTATGTACGGTTTTGTCTACCGCATCACTAATATTCAGAACGGCAGGCAATACATCGGTAGAAAATACTTCTGGCAAAAACGAAAGCCTAGAAGTACAGTGGAAGGTAAAAGACCAAGGCGTGTTACAAGTGAAAGTAACTGGCGCAACTACTATGGAAGTTGTCCAGAGCTTAAAGAAGATATTAACCAGTTCGGGAAACTCGCTTTTAAGCGAGAGATCCTATCCTTACACGGAACCCCTGGAAAGGTCAACTACGAAGAGACCCGCCAACTCTTTGTAAACAATGTGCTGGTGGAAGCATTGACAGATGGCACACCAGCGTACTATAATTCCAACATCCTCGGTCGTTACTACAGGAAAGATTATTTTGATTTTGGAAATGTTACTGGCACTGACGCCAGCTGATTACGATCATCTGGCACGGACAGTGCAGGTTGAGGCAGCACCCAATACCATGGACGAATACTGTGTAGCAGTATCAGTTCTGAACCGTGTGCGCTCACCTAAATATCCCAACAGCGTTGCGAATGTGGTATATTCTCCTGGTCAGTATGAAGGATTCAACTACTGGAGACCAGTTGCCAAGCAGTCTGTCATCGATAGACTTAAGGACAACAATGCAATGCTTAAAGCATATGACATTATTGGAGATCGAACAGACTTCAAAGGACAGAGTATGCTACGATACCGTGTAGCATCGGAAGACCCGATGTGTGACACGAAAGGAAACTTCTTTCACTATCACTGGCAATCATGACTTATAAAGCACCTGACTACTTAGAAGATGATCCTTGGTTTGGTCCAGCGATCCTCTCTGAAAAGCAGCAAGCACTTAGAGTTGCGAACAGCAGAGCAGTGGCAGAGAAAATGTTTATCGCTTCAACCAAAGAGGTAGACAACATCCACGAAGTGCTGTATAATATGGCAACCATGAACGGTAAGACCACCACTCAACTCAATCCAATCCCTAAACTAGGTGGCGGATCTGAGCAATACCAAACCTCTCCAGGTGGGTGGACTTCTGGAAATGGATTCAACGAACTATTTTAACATGACAGAAGACTGGCGCTACAGTGAACAGAGATTGCAAGCGAGAGAGCAAGCACTCAAAGTTTTACTAGCAAAGTTCGGGCACCAAACAAAGGGTGGTGCCCCTGTCTACAGTCAGAAGTCCATTTACGAATGTGCTCATGACTGGGTATCACAAGGCAACATCTCTACTGGTGGCATTGTGAAATACTACCAAGCATATTACTCTTAATACTATTGTCTCAGTAGCTCAGTGGATTAGAGCAACTGCCTTCTAAGCAGTCGGTCGTAGGTTCGAGTCCTACCTGAGACGCCTTGTCGGTGTGGCGGAATCGGTAGACGCGCAAGTTTTAGGTACTTGTGTCTTTATGGCGTGGAGGTTCAAGTCCTCTCACCGACACTCAGGGTGAATAGCTCAGCGGTAGAGCATCTCCTTTACACGGAGGCGGTCGGGGGTTCAATCCCCTCTTCACCCATTACTTCACAGAGGTTAAATGCTGTACAATGTTATCCGCAAGATGCAAACTATGCAACAAAGAACTGACAAGCACTAGCAAAGCACAGTTCTGTGGTTGTCCTAACCAGATGTGTGTTCAGGACAATCATGTTGGAGCAATTAATCTCAATGAAGTTGTTCTAACGAATCATGAAAAAACTATTAAATATAACGGAATCCTGACAGAAAGTGACCTAAAATACCAGGAGGAACGACGCAAACGCAAGGTCCGCCGTATCACTTTTGAGGAACGCTAATGATTAATCTCGATGACCGCTACCATTCTTACTTACACACTGACAAATGTTTTGTGATTGATGGAGCGTGTGAAAAAGTAAAAGGTTACGGTTACGAGTGTGATAATGTCAACATCATTGGTTACTATGTGTTGACAGAAAACTACAAGTTGCATTATAATTTGGAAGAACGATTCCTTTGGAAGGAAGACATCGGGACTTAGTTCAGTTTGGTAGAACGCTCGCTTTGGGAGCGAGAGGTCACAGGTTCAAATCCTGTAGTCCCGATTGGTACAATTACCAAAATACATACATGAAAATTTTTCTAGACACAGCAGATGTTGCCTCAGTAGAGCAACGATTCGCATCAGGACTCATTGATGGAGTCACTACTAACCCATCTCTTATCAGAAAGAGTGGCAAAGATCCTATTGATGTTTATAAAGAGTTCCGTGATATCGGTATCTTTGACATCAGCATGGAGGTTGTCGGTTCTGTTGGTGAGATGTATGAGCAAGCAGTGAAACTTCACGCTGAGTTCAGAGAATGTGCTACAATCAAACTGCCTTGCACAGTGGATGGTCTTCAAGTCTGTGATGCTCTATCCAATCAAGGCATCAGGACAAATGTAACACTCATCTTCAGTGCAGCACAGGCAATCCTTGCAGCAAAAGCAGGTGCTACATATGTCTCTCCATTCATTGGTAGATATGATGACAACAGCATCAGTGGTCTAGAACTAGTGCGTTCTATTACTAGCATCTATCAGGTGCAAGGTGTAGAAACAAAGGTACTTGCTGCGTCACTGCGTGATGTATACAAGGTTTCTCGTGCCTTCTTCAATGGAGCACACATTGTTACCATGCCAACTAAAGTGTTTGACAAGATGTATAACCATGTCTTGACAGATGCTGGTCTGGAAATTTTCCAGAAAGACTACGATGAAACTATGCTTCTTCTAGAAAAGGCATGATATTTACCATCTACACTAGAAAAAGATGCGAGTATTGTACTAAAATCAAACAAGTCATGGACTTGTCTGAACTGAAGTACATAGTTTATGAACTTGATAGAGACTTCACGCGAGAAGAATTCTATCAAGACTTTGGGGAAAACACTA